ATAACCTGAACATTCTTGTTGAAGCTAAACGTGAGTACATGGAACAACTGTCTATTCTTATATGTCCAGTCATGATTGACGTGTTTGATGCAATGTATCAAGAGGCTCATACGTTATCAAAAAATCGCAAAGTTCTCATCATGTTCCAGAAATTGCTAAAAGATGTACCAGAATGGAGTGAGACGATGGCGAAGCAGCACACAGATAACATCGCAGATAGGTGTGCGTGGTTCAAGGATTTGGTCGCGGCCGTGTTTGTCAGTTCCGTAAAAATATTATCAGCTGTTCGTTTGAGCCAGGATAGCAAGAAAATGGCGGTTAAACTACCAACCAACGAAGTGTTTATTCACACATGTTACAAAAATGCCGCGAAAGATCTTTACAAAGATCCTTACGTATTCACCGAAAATCAGTCCGAACATAATCGGAATGATGCACTGTATGATAGGTTCGCCCTATGCGTTGAAAACACAGTAAAAGAGCTAATCCCCGTTCAGCAGATTTTACAAACGTACATGTCTGCGAGTGGTGAAGAATATATCAACGGTGAAGACGCTGATATGCAGCAGGATGAAATAGACGAACTCGATGATTACGGTCAACCTGACCCTGAAACTCAACCACAGGTGCCAATGGAGGAAGGAGATATGCCTCCTCAAATGGAGAATGAGGAGTTGCCCTCTCCTATGGACGAGACTGTCGAACCCCAGGGTGAACTCATAGAGAGCGAAGAACCATCTACACCCTTTCAAAATGAATTCAGGACTATTACTTCGAAACCAATGAACCCCCCTCCCCAGGATATGGATGAAGGTGAAGACCTATTTTCAGATGCCGCTGAAACGCGAACTAAAAAACTTGGCTATTAAATATGGACGAGTACCTTAGAGATCCTGCGTCGGCCGCATTAATAGCCTCTGGATTAACCGCACTATACATACACGGCAAAGCTCGTCTTAATGATGAGGGAACGCTTTCGACAAGTGCGTATGCAAAACCTGCTGCATTGGTGGGTATATTAGTATATTTTATCATATCAAATGGTCTCGGTAAACGTGAAACTATCTCAACCGAACCATTCTGACTAACTTAAAGATTTATCTCATGTATTGTATATAATGACTTCCGTTACTGCCTTCAACGACATGATGGGACAATTTCTTACGGAATTGCATTCGGCCTTTCCAGAAGAAAAGGGATTAAAAAAATACATGGCTGCATTCGAACTCATGCGCGGTGCGAATGGGAGGATGATCGTAGAGGGATTTATGGCGAACATCTCGCCTCATGTAGAGAAGATTAATGCGAGGGATGAGACGTTCTTTCTCGAACAGGCTGGTACGATTGATTTCCTGAAGGATATCAACCTGGCGCAGTGCTGGCCAAAGGCATCCGAAGGTACACGCGGTGCGATCTGGCAGTACATCCAGACGCTTTACATGCTCGGAACGACTATCACCGCCATTCCACCAGAGACGCTCAGTATGATCGAGACGGTAGCCAAGCAGTGCGCTGATAAGATGCAGGATGAAGATGGTGAAATGAATATTGATGAGGCTCAGCTCATGAAATCCATGCAGGGGCTTCTCGGTGGTATGATGAAAAAATAAACCTGTATAATATAAATGGTATCGCTATTCGATGATCCAAAACAAATTGTCAGAGCTGATAAGGTAATTGAATTCTGGCCAACTAGAGTTCATACATCAGCGGAACGAGTGAATGCTACAGCTCGTTTCATTATTTACGCGACGTGTATTTTATACCTTATCAGGCGTGACGTACGTGTTTTCATTTTGGGTTCTACATGTCTAGGTGTGTTGTACGTTATGGAGATGAACAACATGATAAAGGAAGGTACGGCGCGGCCGTTAGCTGTGAAGGAAGGATATGAGACTGCATGCCAATTACCCACATACGATAATCCAATGGCGAACGTGTTGATGTCAGATTATGACGGTCGTCCGGATCGCCCATCGGCGTGTGATTATAACACGGTGCGAGGTGATGTTAATCAGATGTTATCTGGTACTATTCCATACGGTCCCCAGAAATCTCGGTCCCCTGTGCCTGAATTTCAGCGAAACGCTTACGCCCGCCAATTCGTTTCAGGGCCCGTGACATCTATTCCCGGTGACCAAACCGCGTTTGCGGAATGGTTATATGGCGAAAAGAATGGTTCGATTTGTAGGAGTGATAGCCGTTCATGTGACCCTAATGCGCGGGGTGTGCAATTGGAAGCGTTCGGGGGATTAGATTCCAGCGGAGATATGAGGAGCGGTATGTTTGGCGGTGGAAATGGTCCAGCTTAGATAGATAAATATTCTCATGTAATAGTAAATGGCGTACCAACTCCAACCCGGTATGAATTTGGTTGAAACTCCCACTCGACCCCCCGTATGCGCGACTGAGGAGGTATTCGTTTATCCCCAGCCCAGCACTCTTAATTACAGTTCGGGTCGCCCTAACACAATGTTGTATGGGACATCTCCTTATATGGCTGGTAAGGGTTCGCCAGCTCAGTATATCGAGACAAGCGATCAACTGCGACCCCAATCCACCAGTCAGTTTAACAAGATCCTGGCTAAAACATACGAACAAAACCTATTCCCTCTTCAAGATATGAAGTGTAAGCTTCCACTTCGTGCGATGTCATACGAACCTGAGAGCACGCGCGCGGATACACAAAATCATATGTTTATGAAGAGATATCCCACTCAATAAAAATATTTATAACAAATAAGAATGGCAGACCCTATCTCAATTATAGCTATTGCCGGATTAGCCTACATGGGTAAAAAATTAAGCGACCCTAAACCAGAAATGTACCAACCTGAATCTAAACCTTCAGAACGTCCTATTCTAATTCAGGAAGAGGTGCCCGATATAGCCGCACCGGGACCAATTGGTCTCGACAATCTCCCACCACAGAAGATCGAACGGGAAAACTTCGGTGATATCGCGCCACAGACACGCACTTCTGGTACTGAAGTACTTGATATGCGTAACCGTATGTTTGATAATGGTCGCATGAATAACATGTCTCCTATCGAAAAGCAGCTCATAGGTCCTGGTATCGCCGTCGGTCCCGAAGTACCTGCCGCTGGTGGTTTTCAGCAGCTCGTGCGTGTCAACCCCGAGAATGTAGGCGCCCACCGTCTTACGACTTTACCCGGTCGGAGTGGGCCAGCACACGACGTATTCGGTGGACGTCGTGGGAAGATGGGTGATATCGCTCACAACCGACCAGAAAAGACTGCATTCTTACCTGAACGCAGACCCGTCGCCGGTGGTAGGTCTCAGGGTTTTGATGGTCACGTTGTTCGGGGTGAACATGTAAACGGTAAGCGCTTAACGAATAGGTCGCAGACCGGTTCGCGTGATGACGGTCTCGGGTTTTCGGGTGCTAAAAGTGTCGTAGCTGGTATGAAGATGGCTCAGGATCCTACGCGGAATAAGAAGGATGGTAATGTTGAACAATACAGGTACAATAACCAGATTGCTCCAGGTGTTTCTACATTTTCTCATGGATACCTCGCGTCTCCAGGTGTGCAGATAGGTGAGGCGCGAACGTACGGTACCACACACACGGTTGAAGAATTAAATCGTTATGGCTTCCGCCCCGATGATCGCCGTGGTAAGGCGAATCGTATGGGTAACGCAGGTCGTATGAACGTTCGCGCGGGTGCCCTAAACCAGGGTGGTATGCCAACCGTTGTACGTGCAGACACGACGCGAGTAGATGGTCGTTATGGACCTATGAGTGGTGGTTGGACACAGCAATACAATAACAATAAGTACTACAAATTCAATGCTTACAAGGGTAATTCCAATCCTTATGCGACGAATGAGAGTTTAGGCGTTGCGAAGAGACAGCTTCAGAACAACCCAGTCGCTCAGCACATGATGTAAATAAATAGTCGAGTAACAACACCCATTAAAATATTATCCATATATTTTAATGAGCGTATACACGTTAGATATAGATAGTGGTGAACGCGACCCTACTGTATACCCAAATCCTGGTGATTATGTGATAGAACTTAAAAACCCTATTTACGATGTTAATAAAATTTCCATCGCATCTGCTCGAATTCACGCGAGTCAATTACT